TGGCGGTTGACAGAGTGTACGGGGCTTTCGGCAGGTTCATCATCCAGTTGGTGACATCGGTTATGATCTGCTTGCCGGTGATGCCCATCTTCACCAAGTCCTGGGATCGTGCCGTGCCGTAAAGCTCCATGAGCGCACGCGTAAACTGCGGTACGTGCTCCCTGAACTGGCGGATTTCCTGACCGTAGTTGAATATCGCCTGCCCCATCTGCGTGAGAGCAAGACTGATATATGGCAGGTCAGAAGCGCTACGTCCAGCGAGGGCAAGAGCGTTGGACCATGCTACAGCGGACCTGGCGGCGAATGCGGAAGAATAGCCTACTGCCTGAAGTGCAAGGCTCCAGCGCAAGGCCTGCTCGGTGTCTATGCCTGGTAGCTTGGCGACTTCCTGAAGCTGTCTGAAGTGCTCCTCTGCCGCTTGAGCGCTTCCCATTACGGCTTCAAGCGCAAGCCTGAACTGCTGGTACGTGCCGGTCACGTTGATGATGTCTACTGCGGCGGCCATCATGCGTTTTGGCATGTCAACGATGAACTGTCCTATCCGGAATGCTTCGAGGATCGCGATCATCTTGAGTGGCATGATCGCGATGTTGGCCATCTTCTTGCCCAGTTCCGCCGTTAGCGTGATAAGCCCGCTTATAGCTCCGCCGGCGAGACTTCCGGCAACGCCCATGGCGGCCCCCATACCTCCAGCCGCCTGCGCCGCGCCACGCAATGACGCTATGAGACCTCCTCCGCCACTGATGCCCTGAATGAGACTCATGATGCCCGCTGGGAAGTTGAAGCGCGGGCCCTGTCCGAACATGCCGCTAACAAATGCGCCGAGGAGGCCGCCGCCTGCGCCGCCTGCGCCTCCTGCAGCGGCGGCGGCAGCGCCACCCGCAGGTGCCGATACGCGCGCGCCCATGGCCGCACGAGCGGCTGAAAGCTGGTTCAGGGCTTGATTGACACGGTCAATGGCGCGGAGCGTCGCATCAACGCCCCGCGCCTGAATGTCAATGTAAACGTAGTTTGGACTACTTGCAGACATTACTTCTGCTTCGCTTCCTCGATGGCCTGTTCTTCAGCCTCTCGTATCAATCGAGCAAGAGCGACGAAGCGAGGCAGGTAGTGCAATGATTCGTCGCTCAGTTCTTCAATGGCGCATCGGTAGACGTCTCTGCAGACGATTGTCCATTCTGTGAACCAACCGCCTGCGCTGAGTCTTCCCCCTCGTTCTCTACAGCCTCCTCGGCGGCTTCCTCTGCCGCAAGGCCCATGGCGGCCATGAGCTTGCTTGAGAGCATCAGGAACCACGCTCCGGCTTCCTCTGCAAGCCGCAGGGCTTCAGCAGTCGTGAACTTCGGCTCAACGCACATTCTGCTGATCCAGAGCGCCATCCGGATGATGTCTCGTGAGCATCCCGAGTAGGGTTGAAGCTCAGGCGTGCATCTCCCTTCCTTGATGGCCTTCACCATCGATCCGATCATCTTCTCGTTGGTGATGAGTTCCTGAGCGGACTTCGGAACGCGGACGACAATGAGCCTGTCGCCGACCGTGAAGCCGACGGTGTCAGGATGCGCGTTCTCGGCTACGATTTCATCTACGATTGACATGCATATCCCCCCGTGTAATGCGCCTAGCTCAGAGTGAGAGACGGCGTTCCGGCAGACTTGAACGTAACGTTCACCATCTGGATGTCGTCAACGTTCACCGTGTGATTCGCGCCGTTGATCATGACGGTTCCGCTGTAACTCGCACCGCCAAGGCTCAGGGTGGCGGTTCCCGCGAACACGCTTCCGTAGGCAGAGCCAAGCAGGGCGCAACTGCCGCTAGCCGGAACCATCAGGTCCAGCGAAAGGTCCATATCGCGGTTGAGGCATATCGGAAAGCCCCATTCCTCGTTGATGGCCTTGGCGTCCTTCAGTGTCATCGTCACCTTCGGGTTGACGTTTCTCACAACGGCGAGATAGTCTTGCCCAAAGATCGTCACCACGGTCACATTGCGACCGGTCTTTACAATAGGCATGGGGGCACCTCCTAAGTTGTCCCTGCGAAGACGCGGTAGTAGCCCCCCGCATATTTCCACGTCTTCCCGTCTTCAACATGAGTATAGCGCATTGCTTCAGTGCGTCTGCATGTTACCGTCATGCCAGTAACTGCGGTGCCCCCAACGACTCCGTTGAGGGCGGCGTCAATCAAAGAGGCGATGTTGTCAACGGTGACGTAGCTTTGAGATTGGCAGACGCCATACACGAACCATTCCTGCTCGGTTCCCGCATGGGCGGTGCCGCATACGAGATTGTCGAACGAACTGACAAGCTGATAGCAGATGAACGGTCTGGTGACTACGTCTGGAGCGTGATCCTCATAGACGCGAGTGCCAACGGCAGAACCGATAGCGGGACTGTTAGTGAGCGTCGTATATATCCACTGGGCCACGCCCTGCGTTTCAGTCATGTCAGCACTCTTCTAATACGCTCGTTCATGATTGTCCTTGACATCCGGCTAACATACTGGGCCGACCGCCTCATGAAGAACCGACCCGCCCGCCTTCGCGTAGGATACTCCACATAAGAGGCATAGTGCATGCCGGCGATGACTTGAGCACGATAACGGTTTGCGCCCATGCGTGGCATTCCGAAGCCATACGTGCCGCGCCTCGCTCCACGAATGAAGTAGCGACCGATTTCTTCTGGCAACGTGTGCGGCATGACAGACCGCCTGCCACGGACGTTGACTCTCGGATTATTCCTGCCGCGAGCCCTGTGAAACGCGATGTACTGCCGCTTCGCGAGTTCAAGCCTGCTCAGGGCCGCCGCTCGCGCACTGTCGCGACCGGAGTGGGAGTAGTCGTCAATGTAGATGCTCGCCCTCAGCGCTCCGGTGTCTACAGGAACAATCTGCTGGGCTCGCCGTCTTGCTTCCTTCGCAATCTCCTTCACGCCTTCCTGAATGGCCGTGTCGATCCTTCTGCTCATATAGCGCAGGCGCGAATGGACTCTTACGGACGCTGAGATTCTCATGATATTTCAGAGCATCTGGCCATGGCATAGGGATACGTCATTTCCATGGGGATGACCTCGATCACTTCCAAGAGCAGCGTTCCGTCGATCAGAAGCCTGTCTGTCGGCTTCAACGCCGTGTCGCGCGGGAGCATGACGAAGTGATCCGTCGGAGACTGAAGCTCAGACGCATGGACGCCCTCATTCCCTCCAAAGCGCCTTGAGAAGAGAACATTCGGCGACAGAGTGCAGTTGACCGTACCTGAGGCGGTGAAGTTCTGCGTCCATCCTCCGGCACCGTCGCTGGCGTTCGAATATTGAAGCACCTGAGCGGTATTCCTGAATGTGCGCTCGATGACCTTCCGAGCGGCTTCTAGGGACTTTTCGCCGTAACCGCTCATGGCACGGTATCCCCGCGGCGCATATGGATGGTCGTTGGCGGCGACTTTGACAGGAAGGCGTTGGCGAGTTCTATCAGATGGTCGTACTGCTCCTTCATTGACAGCGAGAAGTTCGGGTCCTTGAAGGAGACATCGGACTTCACGCGGCTGGCCCATATCCTGCAGAGTGTCGCGCAGGCGAGGTTGATATCGTATGCGTCTGCGACAATCATGACGGGACGCATGGGCTCCGGCTTGTCCTGCGCGAAGCTGAATATGCCCCGCATGTAGTCAGATGCTACCGGCGTGATCTGGGAATAGGTCGCGTCGTAAAGGCTGGCGGTCTTGGCAACAGGAACCAATGGGGAGACGAAGGTACGGAATGTGACAAGCCCACCTGGCTCGATAAACGGGACGGGCTTCATCATGGCCCACATGAGGTCGGTCCGAGCGTGCTCATCGAGGACTGTCTGAATGGTCTCGTCGTCGAACTGCTCGCCGTCTGGATCGGCGATCATGTCCCTGCATCTGGCGATGATATCAACCATCTCGCCGCGAACGCTCATCGCCGTCTGCCTTTGCGTTCAGGAAGCTTCTTCGTGCCGCGTGACTGGTCAGCTTGAATCCATTCCCTCTGCTTCTCCGGTCCGAGCGCCTTCTTCGCACTCTTGGTGTATAGCCATCTTGCCTGCGCTTTGCTCCTGCTTGGCATCAAGCACCTCCTCGGGACTGATTGTGTATTGTGCACCACAATCGTTGATGCAGTCTAGAAGCGCGTCTTCCAGACGCTTGCCCAGTTTCTCAAGCGTGAACTTGCGCTCAACCTTTAGACGCGCCGAACGGCCCAATGCTTCCCTTCTGCACGGATCGTCTATGAGCGATTCTACAGCTTCTCTCAATGCAACTGGATCACGCTTCGGCACTATGATGCCATCTACGGCATGCGTTATTTGCGCGCGCGAGCCCGCCACGTCCGAGGAGACGCACGCGCATCCGCTGGCCATGGCTTCAGTCAGACAAAGGCCCCACGTCTCCTCGTAGCATGACGGGAAGACGAAGATATCAACGCCTTTGAGCGCTTTTGCAACGTCCTCTTTGGGAAGGCCGGTGATTAGCTGGCATCCCCAGTTTCTACCGCTGAATGCTTCAGCGAGTATGTGCAGTCCCTTCGTCTTGTATTGCGGCCATGCGCTCGACACCGCTATAACGGGATTGCAGACATGGTGCTGTGACCAATCAGGCGAGAACAGATCGGCGTCTACGGCGTAGGCCATTGTTCTCCAGACAGCTATGCCGTTGCGCTGGAGCATCTTGGCGCTTCTGTAGTTGCCTACCATGACCTTCGAAGCCTGAGCGAAAGTACGGCACTCCTCGGACCATGGCTCCATGTGATTTCTGGAGTACTTGCCGTCAACGAAGGCACCGCATGCGTTATTGCATGTTCCAGTGACCGCTGGGCAGGACTCGTCGCCGATGAGGCACATTCGGTGCGGGCAGAAGGGCCAGTAATCCTGCGCCCATATAATGTAAGGCTTGCCGGAGACTATCCACTTCGTAAGGTTCAGGTCGTAGTCGCGTGGGTACATTGTGAAGACGATGGCGACATCGTATTCAGGAGCGGGACGGTCAATGTCAATCCATTCCCGTCCGTCTGTAGCGAGCACGTCATGCCCGCGCATGCGAAGGGCCGTGGCAGAATCATTGAATATCCGTTCCGCGCCGCCCTGTGCGTACTGACCAACGTTGTAATGTAGAAGCAGTACTTTCATCACACCATCTCCGGCGGGCATGCCTGCCTGTACGCGCGCATCCAGTAGTCAGCCTGCTCAGGCGTCAGCCAGGGGTTATGCTGAAGCTGGAGCATTTGGGGACCGGCCTCTGGCGGCGGATCGTACCACCCTTCCTCTTTCGCAAGTTCTCCGAACCGGGTGCCTTCCATGGGAGTACATATGGTCGTCTGGCGCATCTGGATGAGTCCGTTGCGATAGGCGTTGCCGAGAAACTCGCATGTAACCGCTCTGTCGTATTCGCTTTCCCTGTAGTTGCCGATCATGGTGAATACGCCATTCGCAATGCCAGCGTCATGAGAACGCCTCAGTGTGGTGATGATGTCATCTCGATCGGTGCCCTTGTGCAGTATCTCAAGAAGCGGTTCGCTGAAGGATTCCACGCCCCAGCATATCAACTGGCATCCTGCGCGCTTCATGTCTCGCAGGAGTTCGTCGGTCACGAACCGCGTACTGCAGCGCCCCTGCGTTATCCACCTGATACCGAGATGCTCAATCCCATCGGCTATGTCGTGCATCCACCCGTCAGGAAGTTTCGTTCCGACGAGTTCATCATCATAGACGTTGCACCGCTCGGCACCAAGTCGAGCGAGCATGGTCATCTCGTCTATGACGGCCTGAGCAGGCCTATATCGAGTTTTGCGCCCTCCGAATATCGGATTTGCGCAAAAGATGCAGCGGAAGGGACAGCCGCGGCTCCACATGGATATCGAGGGGTTCGGCATCATCATCGAGCGTATATTGCCTTCGTAGCTCGTGATGAACGGCATCCAGTGGTTCCAGTCAGGCGCTGGAATGTCGGCTATGTCAGCCGGCTGACCTTCCTGGATTCCTGTCGCTCCGCTTTCGAGTAGCTGGACGATGTTGCCTTCGCATTCGCCGGTAACAACGAGGTCCGCGCCGAAGCCTAGGACTCGCTCTGGATGAAGCGTCGCGTACACTCCGCCAGCAAAGATTGTGCCTGCGAAGCCGCACGTGCGAAGGGCCTTGACGGTCTCTTCCATGCCACGTGCGGTGATTGACAGCCCAGTTACGCCGACGGCATCGGGCCATAGTTCACGCTGTTGCCTGTACCTGTCAGCGAGGGCCTCAGGCGATATGCAGAGGGCCTCAAGGTCAATCCCTTCGCATGTATGGCCGGATCGGTTGAACACCGATACGAGCGTGGGGAGGCCGATTGTCGGGAGCATCCTGTACCGCGCTCCGGAGTAGTGGAACACCGGAGGGTTCAGAAGCTGGATGTTCATTACATCTTGACCATGCGGAACTCGCCGTAGCCTCGCTTGATACGCTCGTGAATGTCGTCAAGCGCCGGCTTCCAGTAGTTGTCGGCAACGGTTACGCAGTCATATGCGACGGCTCCAGCGCGCGCGGCTTCCTTGAGCGCCGTTCTGTCCGACCGCTTCCACTCATAGGCCTCGCGCATGGCTCTGAGAATGCCTTCCACGGACGGAAGCATGAAGTACGTGTCATAACCTGATATCCAGAACGGCACAGCTTCAGCACGTTCGACCTTCCAGCCTGCGAAGAAGATATCGGGCATGGCAGTCCAGTCCCCGATGATGACCGGCGTTCCACATGCCTGCGCTTCGAGTATCGGAATGCCGAAGCCTTCGCCCATTGAGGGAGACAGGAGCACGTCAATACCGTTGTACATGTCAGCCATGTACTCCGGCGGCGCGCCGACGCGCAATACGTAGGGGTCGATCCAGAAGACGCATGACGAATCGTTCACGCCGTACTTCTTGCAGAGAACATCAAGCATGGCTGGCATGTTGACCGTACCGCCCTGCGAGTGCTCAGCCGTTCGCGCGTGGATGTAAAGGCGGCTGTTCGGAACGTCGGCATGGAATCTTATGAAGGCTTCAAGAACCTGCGGGTATGCCTTGCGTGAAGGGAAGGTATTGTTGGCCGCAACCATGCCAAAGACCATCGCATCTTCAGGAGTGCCGGTTGATTCCCGCCACCGAGTCTCCTCCTTGGGCTTCATGACTTCGGTATCGATCATGTGCGGCACGTACTTATAGGACAATCCTGCCGCATCCAGTTCCTTCATCGCGTGCTTGCTGAAGACAATCCGATCGTAGCTTCGCTTGATTGAGTTCAACAGAATCGGAGCTATCGGCTCGGAATCAACGGGGAAGTAGGGAACCCACCTGCAGGAGCCGAGATCAACATCGTGGTAAACCCACGCGTCAATCAGGGTAATGGCGATATCCGCCTTGAAGTCGGCGGCGTCAGCGGCGAGCGTATCGCATCCGTACTGATGTCCGCCGCTCGGATAGATGGGCACGCCGTCTATGCTGAGAACACCGCCTTGAAGTCCACAGAAGGCGTCTATAGCGACATCGTGCCCGAGGCGTTGAAGCTGAGGAACGGTGAGCTTGGTCTGCTGTCCATATCCGGACGGCACCCACGGTGCATTGCTTGACCAGAGAATCCGCATTGTTTGCCGCTCCCCCTTGGCGGCTTCCCCCTTGGTAGGGCGGCGAAGGAGCGGGGGGAACTCCTTGTCGGGCTTGCGCCCTATCGCCGCCCTATGTGTTCGTGGCTAGGCGACAACCGACGTGCCGACGAGCTTGACGCCGAACCCTGGCCGCCATACGCCGGTTGCGTACACCATGGACGCGTTCAGTTCGATTGCGCCCATGCCTCGGCTGGCATCGTACTGCGGCTTGATGGTGAACGGCGCACGCACGTCGTAAGCGATGGCTTCGCGGTTGAAGATGCCCGCTACTGCCGCTGTTCCGCTCGGGATGTCGTTGGTCTGGAACCAGTAGACGCCAAGGGCGTATCCGACGAATGCTTCCTGAGCATATCGGTTCTGCAGTTCCGGAGCGTTTGTGATCGTGACGCCTGCGCCAGGCAGGAGCGCCGTACCGAGATGGTAGGCGTGCCCGTTCTGCAGAACGCCGTAATATGGAGGCTGTGCTCCAGCCTGCCGCAGGATTGCGACCGCCTTGGCAAGGTCGGAGATTTTGAGAGTGCCTCCGGCGCTTCCCACGGTTCCGGCGCTGAGGTTCGTAAAGCATGCGGCGATGTTCTGCTGAATGCTTTGAGCGGCACCTTCGCCGAGTTCGCGGGCGGCGTCGCGCATGACGTTGAATGGGTCGGTGTCTATGCGGAGTTGCGTTACGATGAACTGAGCGGCATAAAGCAACGGCGTCAGGCTGTTCTTCACTGCCGGAGTGATCGCCTGCGAACTCAGGTCATCGTAGTCGTTGACTGTGCCGAACGTCACTGTACCGTACTCGCTTCGGCTTCGGATGGCGGTTCCCCGTGCGTCCGTGAAGGGCGTCACGAGGCTAGGAAGGAACTGGCGGTCTCTTGCTACAAGAGTAGCCGCCTCATAGATCGTTTGGACATACGCGGCAATGCTGCCAGCGTTCATATAGCTTGGCATGATGGATCTCCTTATGCCGGCTTTTCACCCCATACAACGCCGTCTGGTCGCACCTCGAAGGGTCCTGCTGGATTGCCGTAGAGGAGTGCACGAAGTTCTTCTTCGCGGCCCGCCTGCGAGCCTGCGCCCTTGGTCGGATTCGCCGGTTTCGTCGCTGGAGAAGCGAGGTACGGCTTCTCCTTGACAAGGTCGGCGATGAGTTCATTGACGTTCTGGGGATTTCCGGCGTCGTCAAAGACTAGTTTCGACTGATCCATGAGCCTGAAGGCGGCGTCAGTATCGATCACGCCGATGGCGCGTGCGGCATTGTCAACAGAGAGCCGTATCTGCATTTCGCGATACTGCTGCCTTGTCTGTTCCAGTGCCTTGCGCGTGTCTTCGAGTTCTTTCTGAACGCGTTCCTGTTCGGTCATGGAGGCTTTCTTGCGCTCATCTTCAGCCGCTTCAAGCTCCCTGAGCCGCGCCCGAAGCTTATGCGCCTCAGCGTTCGCTTCCTTCCGCTCGCGGATTTCCCGCTCGGCCACAGAGCGCCATTCGTCGGCGGTCTTAGCCGGCTCCGGCGTCTGTTCCTGTTGAACGCTGGACTGCTGTTCGGAAGTCTTCTCTTCCTGTTGCGATTGCGGTTCCTGACCGACTTCGCTCATCACTGCCCTCCTGGCATCGAGCCATTCTCACTTGCACCGGTAAACGTGTCGCGCGCCACTCGCGACGGACGCAGATCGGCTATGGCGCTCCTGACGGATGCCACGCCGCCTGTATCAGCATTATGCTCAACGCCGCCTTCAACAGGCTGTTCGGTGGCGCGCTGTCTTTCTTCTCTCGCGTAGTCGAAGCCCAGCATATCCATGATGCTGTGCCGCGAGACGCCGAGGCGATCGTAGAGCAGCCCTATCTGTGCCTGTGTGAGGTTATCAACAGGCCACGGGTCCGCCCAGCGGCACGTGCACTGTCCGCTTGTTCCGTGCATTTCCAGCATCGCCTCGTTTATCGAGTTCAGCATCTTACCATAGAGCATCCGCTTGGTACGTGTTTTCTCCACGATCGGTCCGTACAGCATCTCCAGCGCAACGCCGGAAAGCTGTCCGAGGCTTTCCACGCGTCCAGTGGCGACTTCAGGCACCCTTGCCACGGCATGCATGGCCGACACGAGGTACTTATACCAGTTCAGGCTGGACTGCAGATCGGACTGCATCTCAAGGTTCTGGAGCATGCCATCCTGACTGTGTATGATTGTAATCGTTTCTGGCGACATGTCAACCTGCTGGTTGCTGAAGCCTCTCCCCCACGTCTTCGGATGCGCGTGGTGTCTGATAATCCGCGTCGTGTTTGACGCGATGAAGTTGATACGGTCGTTCAGGTAGATGACATCCTGTGTAAGGTCGGGTGTCCCGTAGAACTCGTTGGGTGCCGGCAGGTTCTTGGTTGAGAAAATCGGGCACCACTTATACGGCCACACTTCCCTGCCGATTTCGCGATAGTCAACGTCTGACTGCGTCATGATCCAGTCGGTGATAAGCCACGTCGGCGCCTGTTCACTGACCGTCTGCCGCCTGAGAATGCTGGTGCCAGTGGCCGGATCGATCCCGAGCCACTCTATGCGGTATTCGACGACGTGATCGATATCGTCTGGGTCCCAGAGCGCCCGTACGTTAGCCGGATCGAGGTTGATGAGTCTCGGATACTCTCTCGTGGGATCGCGCACGATCTTGACGAACGCATCACCGCACACACCCCCGTTGATTGCGAGGTCGTGGAGTAAGAGTTCCCCATTATTAGCGGCCCATGCATCGGCCAGCCATTGCTCGTCTGGCGTTCTGTCACCCACCACATCGAATTCAACCCCTTTGCTGAAGAGAAAGTGCGCGCCCATGTCAACCATGACCCTGCAGTAGTTGACAACGGTGTTGTCATCGGGCTGTCCGGCCACCACTGCGAGCGGTTTTCTGCCGCCGCTTTCGTAGAC